GTTATTATTACCCACTTCCTAATATCAAATATCCAATATCCACTTCCACATTTAATATGTCGATTAATCCTTACTACTCCAGCAATAGGGCTGGGGAGTTAGCGAGCATGGATCATGGTTTTGTATCTAACGCAATCATTAGTGCAAATAGCATCGCCAGTACAACGGTGCGGTGCCCGATTGCTCTGACTTTAGCAGAGTACAACTGGTTGAAGGACGCTCTACTGCCTAGGGAGCTTGTGTTGCGGAACAACGGTAACACTAAACACCTGGCCCATCGAACGCATGCACTTGCAGCTTTTATGACAGACTATGCCACCAAGAAGTTTGTTAAATTAGCCAGTGAGTATAAACGTGCGGTAGATGTAGGTGGAGGTTATGATTACACACCGGCGGATGGCACACACATATGTGCCCGTATCATATCCGATCGTGAGAAATCACGATATACCCACAGTGCAGTTCGTCAGAAGAACGATGGACTGTTTCAAACCGCCCGTGGCAACAATCAATTGACTGTATGCCACTCTGGTGCTGAAAATTGCACCTTTAAAGCACCTTATTGTTATAGTGTTAACGCCAATTATGATATTGATCTCAATAAATTGGCTGACATTTTCAACATACATCAAGCAGTTGTGTATGATGTAGCAATGTTTTTACCGGCAGTGCTAAACAATAAGAAGATCAACATCCCATCACCGGTTTATAATATCAAACTGAGTGGTAATCGTGTACAATTTTACTTCAACGACGGAAGTAATGGTTATTGTCATGATTATAACGTATGGAAGTCATATTTGGTAGTCAATCGCATCAAATGTAAAGACTTCGATATCGTTTCCGAGATAGTTGATAATATTTCTGATTTTTTCATCCTTAGGTTCACGCGTATAGAACACCCATGCGTGAATGAACGGTTATTCCGTGTGTTTGATTTTACTAACATTTACCACAAGCAATATTCTGTGGTTCCTAACATAATTAAAACTATGCAAGGTGTTGTTGGTAATTATAACGCTAGTTACATTGTGTGTGAGACAGATTTTATACATAATGCTATCACATACGGATTGAAACTGACTAGGGAGGCTTTCGCATATCCAGCCTTTAACACACATTGTATCGCTTTTAGTAAAAGTTTGATATATGGCGCGGATAATGAATTAGTGTATCAAGGTATTGCTAACAAGAATGAATCATTCAATGAACTAGTATTGAATTTGTTTTTGTACGTCGCTATTCGACGTTGTGATGCCACACAAACCATTAAGGCTGCTTTCAGCAAGATTGATAAAGACCGCAGGCGTGGTGTTATTAGTCAGAGCTGGATCAAGTTTAAAACCTTGATTAAGCAGTCACAGTCTGAATTATTGGACTCGTGGTTTAGCACTTACGAAAGCGTTGATGACATGAATCATTTGGATAAAATTGTATCTAACCTAATGCAGGTGAGGGTAGTTAACTTACAACATTATATGTATGAGAATATCCCCCATTCTACAAAACCGTTTGATGCCATCAAAGCGGATTGGGCTATCAATACTGAAACGGACTTTAAATCAGAATCAGTTTTTAAGGTTGACCCAGAACAGGTAAAAACTGATGTTCCAAGTGTCACGGAACCAGTAAAAGAAGATGCAATCGTCGATGTCAAGGTCGTTAACGTACCGGCAGTCCAGCATGAACCGAAAAATAAATTCGGAGATGGACAGTGCGCATATCAAGCTTTGCAGAGCGCTATGCATGCACATGACAAAACTGCACTTAGATTCAACCCAACCCAGGCTGAATATAAGAAATTTATGGGATTATCTTATCACCATCGAAATTTGAAAGATGAGAAAGCAACAGCTACTCTCAGATTTGATCAGGATGCTGCTTCCGTTCGTTTACTCACTGCTGAATCAACTTGGCTGAGTCTGGAAGAAATATTTCTAATTGCGTTCATAAACAATGAAAATTGTGTTGTGATTAATCGCACTCAGAATTCTGTATCCACATTTCGAATTAAGGAAGGTGATATAAATTTAAAAATATGCCACAATGGTGAAGCTCATTGGTATTACAGTAGGTATGTTGGAGGTTATAAAACCATAATATCTACAACCAACCAACTTTTACATACCAATTTGAAAGTGATGGACACCATTTATCTTCTCAAGGAGAAAACCGGTAATCACATGCCATTAAAAATGGGTGAACTGTTTGATCTCATCAACAAATATGGTGATGGTCAAGACAGAGTGATTGATTTAACAGCCGCTCCAGGTCACTTAGGTGTAGTTTTTGAATGTTCCAAACAGGGTAAACGTTATCATCCCTATACCATCAGAAATAAATTAAAATGCATGAAGTATAATTATACAAACGATCATCAGTATTATGATAATTTGAGTGAAATTGTGTTCACACCAAATGATATCATCGTGGTTGATTTGTTTTTGCATGAGTTTCATCTGATGTTAGAATTACTAGACAAGTTGGAAGTCACCAATTACTTAATCATTAAGAGCGATCCTTACAGAACTGGAGGATTGGTATTCCCGTTTAACAACTTTAAGTATAAGCAAGTATTTAAAATGGAGAATTCTTTGATACAAAGTGGTGAGCTATACTACTGTTTAAGTGGATTCAAGAAGGATTTAAAGCCTTCCAATGAGATTGCTAAGTTGAACATCAACCGTATTAACAACGAAGATCATGTTGTTTCTAGAAGTAAAATCATTGACAAAAATAAGGATGATCTAACAGCACAACATTCCATGATAGCGAAAAATTTTAACACACATGTTAAATTTACCGTTGATGAACAGTCTTATACCAAGTTTATCACGGACAATAAGTTAAACAGTCTGCCAAAACCAACAGATTTTGCACTTTATTGTCTCAATGGAATGGGTGGCTCACGCAAGACACAGCGTGTAGTCAATGTGTATAAAACAGGTACAGACTTTATAGTTAGTCCAATTCGATCACAAGCTGACAATTTAATGCCAGGAGGGTCACAAACCAAAAGTGATATATATACGTACATCGTATTAATCCGATATTTGCAGGATAATTCAAAAGTGAGAATTCGTCATTTATATATTGATGAATGCTTTGCCATGCAACCGTCAGCAATTGCCTATTATTATGCATTGAAATTATCTGGACGTATTGAACAGATACACTTAATGGGCGATTCAAAACAAATCGGACCTTATTGTAAAGATAACACCACTTTACAATTCGAATTAACTAACTACGTCGCTGAGACGCATAGGAGCCCGCAAGACGTGACACGTATGTTTGGTACTTACATACCAAATGCACGCACTACGTCGAAAGTAGTTGAGTCATATAAAAAGATCACTGAAATTACATCTCATGTGGTTGATATAGCGTTAGCTTTTACACAAGATGGTAAATATTACCTAGCAGAGAAAGGCTATAAAAGTATGACAGTCAATGAATCGCAGGGTATGACCTTTAGTAAAGTTTTATTGTATCTAGATGACTACTGTCAAATTCAAACTATTAACAAAACCGAATCTATACGTCATGTATATGTTGGGTCATCCAGACACAAAGATGAACTGCTGGTTTATGGTAAAAGCACACCCGATTTACAGGTCTTATTGACTGTTCAAGGAGCTCCTATTGAAAATATAATAGAAGAAGCATGTGTACCATTGGTCACCGAATCGCAGATTATCGAAGATGACGTTAAAAGAGAATGGCGTGGTTACAATCCGAAGACAGTCACAACCAAAGATTCTATTATAGATATCCTATGTAATTTGAATGTGAAGAAAAATTTCACGCACAGCACCGATATCCGTATTGAACCACTGAAACTGAAAAAAATTGATGGCACGCAGATGAAAATATCTGATAACATATTGCATCCAGTTGACGTCAGTATCAGTGGTGGTAAATTATCGGACCATCGTTTTGTATTACCATATTACAGTAAGGATAGTTTTGGCACTTTAAACACTCAAATAGCACGTTATGCTAACACGAAAGCAGGTAAAGCACCAGAGCATTACTCCAATTTGCAAACAGGTTTAGCTAAGTTTGTAGATTTTGCTAAATTCAAGAGATTGAAAGTTGATAATGAACGATTGACAAAGCATTTTGTTAATTACATTGTTGAATTGCAGAAAAAGATTAAACCTGCAACAACTGATGTCGGTCTTGTTTTAAAAGCTCAGGGTATGATCCGTCGGAACATGGTAAGTCCCGACGATGGTTTGTGTTATGAGGAGAAAGGTGAAATAGAATATTATGTTTTAGATGAGGATGATGTCAACATGGAGTTGATACCAATGACCACTCTCCGGGGTGCAGTTGGACAGATCAGCTCCATCATCAATCGTAAAACAGTTGTTGATATGTTTGAAGCGGATTTGAATAATATCAAAAGTCGCATGATCACATTCACAATGAAGAAGCAGAATAAACATGACCCGAGCGGGTTGAAAGAGACTAGCTCGAAAGCAGGCCAAGGTGTGAGCGCCTGGGGTAAAGTGTTAAATCTGTTTTTTTGTGCTTATTCACGTTACTTGACCGAATGTATTTTCGAATGCATGAAAGAAAATGTTCAACTTGCTTTTAACAAGAGCGATGCAGAGTTGTCCGTTTTTTTTGCTGGATATAAAGATCAATACCTCAGTGAAAAATATGTCAATTGTAATTGTGATTTTAGTGAAATGGATGTTTCACACACCAAAAGTATGTTGGAGTTAGAGTTGGAAATGTTTGGTTTACTGGGTGTTAACTACAAGATTATCGACTTTTACTCGAGCATGCGTACTAAATGGTGCAATATGTATCAGTGCAAAGAGGGTATAACTATGTTACATGGACAATATATGCAACATTCAGGGCAACCACTAACTATTTGTGGTAACACACTCCTGAACATGGCAGTACTAGGTTATGCTTATCGTATTGAGAACATGTTGTATGCATCATTTAAAGGTGATGATTCAACTATACGTGCTAAAAAAATCAGCACTGTAAAAGGTCGAAAGACTGCGATATACGCAGAACATGGGTATAAACTAAAAATAAGCTTTGAGAAGGTGTCTGAATTCATTGCTAATTTTATAACACCATATGGTTTTTTCCCAGATGTTGTGCGAAGAGCTGTTAAAGCTGTTAGTAAGGTGTACGAAGATGAGGCTTCGTGGGAGGAGTCACGTATAAACTTGAAAGAAGTTTTAAGTATGGTCAATACCGCCGATAAGTTTAAAATCGGAGTGGATTGTGCAGCTATACATTACCGTGACAAGGGGGTAGCAATCAACGCTGAACAAGTGGGTTTGTTATATCAGTATCTAATACAATTAAGCACTACAAAATACCAAGATGCTCAATTTATTCAAGCTGAAGACAGACTCACCTACTCTGACAATTACCAGAGCAAGTGAGTCCCCCTTTTTCTAATTAAATAATATAATTTTTATTATTCCCAACGAATCTTATTCGTAGTACTTAAGTAAGTAATCTCAGATCTATCTTAATAATTTAAGCAATCTCAAGAATCATCTTAAAATGAACGGCACCGATCAGTTAGTAGATAACAGTATGAATTTCGACCCAACGTCGGATTCTACTTCTATGCCTGAACAATCGCATGGTAAGGCTTTAACACCGTCACAAGCATTTGTTTGCAAAGTGACCCATCCGCCAACTACCGTGCCTGAATTTGAGGGTTTACCAACACAGGATGCCAGAACTCAGGTTGTATACAACATGCGTAATATTGATGTGCTTAAAACACCGATCACATATGACGCTACTAGTGAATTGTATCAATCAAATTCCTGGGGTGATCACAGTGACTACACTGTTTTAGTTCCTAACGGAGCACGTATAAAATGGTTTGGTTGTTGTTATGATGTCACTAATCCTAATACCCCTGGTACCACTCCAGAAATTAGTCGCTATTACTCACAAGATTTGGCTAATGTAGGTGTGCAAGATAATTTTGATTTTCAGAATTGGGCAAGAACTGTTAATTTATACAGACCTTGTTACAAATCAATTACATTGTACCCCAACGTTACTGCCTTTAACAATCAAGGTATCTTAGCTGCACAGCAGTTCAACCCCAACATTTTGTTTAACGGTTCTATGTCCACACTTTCGTATGAACAACCTAAATTGTTTATACAAGCTTTGGATCATTTATACAGTGTACAAAATGACAATTTGTTTCAGGCAAGTGAAACACACCCGGATTTTCATCACAGCCTTGTAGAAAGCTGGTTTAAAACACGTAAAATAAGAGTGCGTGGGTTAAAACTTGATCCCGATAATTTTATTCAGATTATTAATTTGGGTAGTATTGGTTATGAAAGTGATATTACGTCATTAGTACCAACTCCATCCCAGATTGCACAGAACTCAATGCGTTCTTATCAGGATAAATTTATCAACGGAGCTTTTGTGGTGAGCCGTGTTAACACACTATCACCGAAATGGATGTCCGGGTCTAACACCGGCCAAAGTGATAAGAACAGAGGTCTTTACCAATGTTGGTCTTATACCATTGCTAACGATGGTAGTACACATTTGGTACAACTGAAAGATCCTTCTTCAGCAGGCGTTAAACCATCTGATGCACCACCCATGCTTGATACTTTATGGTCGTCAGATATGACATGGCAAGTCATCCGCATGCAGGGTATTAGTCCCAACATGATCACACCAACTACCAATAATGCTATTGCTGCTTCTCCAATATCGATTAAGAACTATTTTGGTATTGAAGCACAGCCAGTATGGAACGGACCTTGGAATGGTATCGCACGCATGTCACCGAAACCATCTTTATCGGAAATGCAAGCGTTGATGGATACGTTTTATGAAATGCCAGACGGTATGCCTGCCAAATATAATGCAATGGGTGCTTTTTTGCCCTTTCTTGCGCAGGCACTGCCACATGCTCTCAGTTTCGTTAAGCATCTTATCACCAAAGAGAAGTCTGAACCTAAAAAAGCTGTCGCAGTTGCCACTACCACAAAGCGACAACGAGCAGCAACCAAAGCAGTTTCAAAACCTGCCAGCAACAACAACGACAAGCAAACAATTGCAAAATTGCGACAACAACTCGCAGCCATGCAAGTTGCTAAACGACCAGTCGTTAAAACTAAGAAGCGCAAACGTAGAGAACCAAAAGAAGGAAAACTTATCGATATCTAATTTGGTTTCCGACGATTATGTAGTTCTTTACAGCATGAACACTTATTCTAACCCTATGGACAGCTTACCAGCATACAATTCCGGTTTTTATCATTTAAAATATTTTGAAGAGCATTTGTCTCAATTTTTGAATGATATACAAATTGATACTCAATGGTATTTAATTATTACCAGTAAGTTTCTTTTGTTACCAGATTCTCAACCCATAGAACGTTATAATTTGTTAGCTTCATTGCTGATGCGTTGTTATTACAACGAACCGAATTAATATCGATTTTATAACTTTAGGAAGTTATTTAAAATTAGGTGAGTAGTCATTATACCGATGAACACCTTACACATTGGTGAGTAGTATTTATACGAACACCAATAATTGAGGAGCAACAACTCCCAAC